TCGGGGCCGGCAGCCTGTAAGAAGCAATCGGGAGTGGGATCTGGGCCATTTAGTACCACCACGGCCCCCACCCGAATCTGTTCTCTCCAGCTGCCAATGGAAGGAACGTCGTATCGGACTCCATGTACAGTGAACTGCGCTTGGCCAGCTCAGCATAGGCGGATACCGCAACTTCCTTCACTGTAGCTAGTGGCTCAATGCCGTTGAGCAGGCAGTACAGGCAGGCGAGATTGAACTTGACGCCCCACAAGTTATCATCTGATAGCGGCGCTTCGGCCTGCAGATCATCCTGCACCCACCAACCTTGGTCGAGCTTGATGCCATCCTTCTGCCAGTTGAGCATCATGTCGTTCAACCACCGCAACCCCTGCTGGCCCTGCTCCGCATCCGGCGCCTCATTGCTGTCGATGATGTTTGCAAGCCGGTAGGCATCGGTGATCAGGGTGATGTTTGCGATAGGCATACAGCCTCCTAGATGCTGATCCTGCTTGGCTTCACCGCCTTGAGGATGATCTGCAGCGTGTTGGTGTCATCGTGTAGGCGCAGCGATTCGAAGTCCCCAGTGAATACCGAGCGATAGTCCGTCATCGCCGTGACCCCTACCTGCTTGGTGTACTCGGGCTGGATCACGAACGCCAGTGTCTCAGGTGAAATCAACCGAGTATGGCCAGGATCACCCCAAAGCCACCGAGAGTCCTGTGAAGGGCAAGTAGCGAACAGGTGACCATCTGGCTTCAGGATGCGCCATATCTCCATGAAGTGCGCGAAGAACGAACGCCAGTCTCCCTGCTGGCCAAGGTGCTCCAGCACCTCGTAGGCGTGGATTTCGTCAAAGCTGTTGTCCTCGAACGGCCACGGACACACGTTCAGGTCGTGAACCACGTCAGGTTTGTGCGTGGGCTCGATGTCCAGCGTCGTCAGCGACTCCCAATCACGCTTGCCGGGAAATCCCATCTGCTTGGCGCGCTTCGACCCGCACCCCAGCAGAAGCTCCCGATACGGAGCCACCACGGGCGTAATCGTGCCGGCCACGATATCGGCAACCTTCTGTTGGGCGCTCACTTCGCCACCGCCAATTTAGGCTGCACCTTCGGGTTCAGCGCATGGGAGAGGTTCCCGGTCCATGCGTTCGTGCCTACGTGGCTGAAGTCCATGTCAGTCTCCACCCAGATCTTGTATCCGTGGTTCTTCATGCGCTTGCAGAATGCGAAGTCCTCGCCCCAGTAGTCCTTGCCCTCATGCACAAGATCGAACAGGTTCGGGCATTTGACGACGTTGCCGTTGTACTGCATCTGATACCAGCGTACCGAATCGGCCAGCCGCTCCATAACCTCACGCTTGACCAGCATGAAGCCGGTTGGAACCCGTTCCGCCAGTTGCAGGCCGGTCTCATCCGCAGGTCCGTCCCCAGCATAGGGAAAGTACGGATTCTGCATCTTCACCGGGTAGATGCCGCAGATCACATCCTTGTCGCGTTCGATCATTCGAACCGCCGCGCGTGGGTCCCAGCCCAAATCAGAGTCGATCATCAGCAGGTGCGTGAAGGATTCTTCGCTCAGGAATTTCGCCGCCAGATAGTTCCTCGCGTACTGGATCAGGCTGAAGTGTGAGGCGATCTCCATTTCCATCTGCACGCCACGATTGGCGAGCATCCCCCACGTACACACGTAGGAATTCACGAACGGGACACACACCTGTCCGGTATACGTCGGGACTGCTGCCATGATGCGGATGGGATTCATGCTGCTGATGTGCTCCGTGGTTGTGGCAATTCTTCTGCGTAGGGGCCGGGAAGGTTGTTGACGCGGCGCAAGTGGTTTCCAAGGTGCCCGGTAAACATCTTGTTCCCGACGTGCCCGAGGCTCATTTCAGGGTCAATCCACACCTTACCGCCGATCTCTCGCCAGCGGCGACAGAAACTGATGTCCTCGCCGTAGTAGGTGCTTCCCTCGTGGATGTTGTCGAACAATGCCACGGCCCACCCATCCGGCGCATCCTCGCTGTCAAATGTCTTGGAGTCCTTGTACGCATTCCACATGCGCTGGACGCATTCTCGCGTCAGGCACATGAAGCCTGCTCCGATGCCGGCAATCTCTAGCAGCCCGGTCTTGGGATCTGCTACCAGGTCTTCAGTAGGCCCGGTTGCCCACCCTACGCAAAACCCTACCGGGTCGCGTCGCTGTGGATACACACCGGCGCAGAAATCCACACCGCTGTCGATCAGCCGCAGGGCATTCGTATGCGAGAAAACAACATCGTGATCCACGCACAGGCAGTGCGTAGCGCCGCTGGCCAGAAAGTGTGCCAGAGTCAGGCTGCGACTGTGGCCTATCATGGCAGAGCCGCTGTCATCCCAGAGCGTGAACCTGTCGCCCCTTTGCAGCAGGGCGGTAATCGTGGCGATGATCGCCCGGCAGGTGGGAAGGTGAATGGTCCCTGTGTAGGCCGGAACCGCGATAAATACGTGCTTCACGCAAGAAAGGGCCGGCTGTTACACCGGCCCTGTGCCTTACGAGGCGATCAGGCCGACATCGCGCAGGCGCGTGATGATCGAATTGATGGCCCCTGCAACCAGCGTCAAGGCAAGGTCGGTCGTGACCGCAACTGTGGTCACGTTCGCACCCTGCACCACCGGAGTCTTGCCGTAGAAGCCGACAAGATTGGTGGCAACGCTGCCAACATTCGTGGGATCGTCCCCACCGTATCCGAGCTGTGTCATGGTCCTTGCTCCTTAGTTCGGGTAGTGAGGCACGCGGCAGGCCCATTCCGGGTAGATCGCTGCCACGCCGTAGCAGATATCCACTCGGCACGGAAAGGTGCCGTTCACGATGTCGCCCTGCCGCCAGATGCGCAGGGACATGTTGTCGAACACCTCCCGCGATCCCCATGCGCCGTAAGGCGTCGGGTCTTCGAGGTCGGCGAACACAACCGCGAACGCATCCCGGTGAAATGCCAGGTTCTGCCCGTAGGTGAACGCCGAGGCTCCGCTGGAGGCACCCACGACCGTGATCACCGCAGTGCTCTGTGGGGCAGAATCCACGTTCTGGTACGCACCAGTGGTAATCGGGGCAGGGCTGACGGGCACGTTGCCGCCAGTGCTCGACGTGTCCGAGGTCACCACGAAGCGCTTCAGGGTGCCGTACTTGACCTTCGTCTCCGGATGCACGTCGTACACGCCGGAAATGGTCAGGATGTCACCCTGCTTGAGCGCCATGGTCGTGCCCACCGACACCGGCAGGTCGAACGTGGTAGTCCAGGCATTGCCAGTCCCGACGTAACTGGTGGTCGCAGAGACCGTCAGCGCTCCGGTGTAGGTGCCGGACAGGTGAGCGGGCATAAGCGTGTTCTCGAACACCTCGAAGCCGCCAGTACGACCCATGCGGCCTTCCACGTACTGCTGCTTGATGTTGTCCGAGGACTGGAACAGGCCCTTTACGTCGGTTGAGAAGTCAACGCGGGTCTGCGGGTCCATCGTGAACGTGCGAGGGTCAGGCGGAGCAAGCTGCTCCGACAGGTAGCGGCCGGCGTTCTGGAACTGCCGGTAGTCCACGATGCCGGTGGTGGTCGTCAGCGACTGGGTCGGCAGTGAAGCATTGGCCACCTGCTTGTACAGGGTGGACAGCGCATCGCCTTCCATGGTCGCAGTCAGCTGCGTGATCGCAGGTTTCAGCACGTTCTCCGACAGCCGGTCGATGCTGAAGGTCAGCTGCTCCTGCGTCAGATTCAGATCCACGCCCTTGATCGTCGCCAGGGTCAGCGGAATCTGGCGCTCGACCAGGTTCTGCACAGCCATGGTGTTGCCGGTGCGCGTGGTGTACTTCGGGGGCAGGCGGACGCCGAGCGTCTGGCCGTTCTTCGCGCCGGTCTGGGCGAAACGGTCATCGTACTGCCGGTTCGTGCGCATCACGAAATTGGAGGTCTGATGCATGATTGCATAGATCTCCTTGAGGATGATGCTACTCGTCAGGATTGTGTTAGCAATGGCTGCAAATACCTCGTGTGGGCGTTAAGTAGGATGCCCCCACGTCCGGTTCGCCATGTATTCGTGGATGTCCATGTCTTGCAGTTGCTTCGACGGGACAGCTCCACCTACAGGCGACGGCGGCGCGGGTGCGCGAGTCGTCGTCACGGTCTTCCTGACCGCAGGGGGAGCTTTCTGCAACGTGGCCTCGATGCGGCCGAGCGCTTGCGCTTGCTGGATGGGAGTCAGGCGCGAGATTCGCACCAGCTCATCCGGATGGGTCGCCAAGTGATACCCCAAGGCCGGCCCTTGTTCGCTCACCGCCATCACTTGCGCAATGGTTGGAGTCGCAAACTCTGCCAGCCTCGGATCACCCGTTACAGCGTGGTAATCCGGATGGGACTTCGCGAACTCAGTCTCTCGCGCCTCGAATGACCGAAGCACCTGAGCCTGCTGCTCGCTCTGCCCTCTCTGCTCCAGCAGCCGCTGCGCTGCCGCTTGCGCCCGGGCATCAACTTGTTCCTCCGTCCACTTGGCGTGAGCCTCGGCCCATCGCTCGGTGTCGAATTCGAAGTCGGCCAGCTTCGGGGCTGCTTTGGGTTGCTCTGGCGCGGCCTGGGTTTCCCCGAGAGCCTTCTTGCGCCAGAACTCCGCCGCATCCGCCGCCGCCTTGGCGCGCTCGCGTTCCGCGTTGCGTTCTGCAATAACCTCTGCGATCCGATCCCTGGCAGTCGGCTTGGCCTTGACGGGTTTGTCAGGCTGCGTCGTGTCTTGATCGTTGGCCGTGGGCGCTTCGGCTGCGTCGCCCTCAGTCGCTTCAGGTGCAGCAGCAGGATCAGCGGTTTCCTGTGCCGGTGCAGAGTTAACGTCTTCGGCGGACGTGACGGCTTCAGGTGCCGTGGAACCTTCCGGTGCTTGCGCTGCATCGGGAGCGAGTTGATCAGTCATATACCTGTGTCGGCAGTTGCTGTCAAGAACTCTGTTTGGCGTGACGCGGCTTCATGGCCGAGTTGGCGGCACGAATCGCGCGACCTTCATCCCCAGTCTTCGCCAGCGTCTCGTTCGCGATCCCGGCCCAGACTTCGCGCTGGCGCTTGGACTGGACGCCCTTGTTGAACTTGCCGGCGTCTGAGGGTTGCCACGGCATCAGGTTTGCACCCGGCCATCGGTCGCAGCTCTGCGCTGCGCAGCCACAACGGCCTCACCGCCCACCGCCATTTCACCGGCAAGCTGGAGCGATTCGAGCCGCTTCTGCACGATCTCGGCCACGAGCTTTTCCATTTCCAATGGCTTCATCGCGGCATCCCCAGCGTCCAGCTGTGCCGATGCCACGTCCTTCGCGGCCTGTGCCTGCAGCCGCTCCACGAGTGCAACCTGCATCGGATCAGGCGGCGGAGGCGGCCCCATTTCCTGCTGCTCGCGCTCGTTCGGCTCGATCACGCCCTGTGCGATGAGACGCTTGCGCAGGCGTTTTTCCCATTCTTGCGCGTCAGAAATGTCAAGATTCTTCACGAACAAGTCTGGCCCAACTGCAGCCATATCCGGCACTCTCTCCATCGCATCAAGCAGCACCGAAACTGTCTCCAGCCGCTGGGTTGCGTAAGAGGGACCAATCGTCACGCTGACATCGTAGGAGCCTTCCGAGAGGTCGTACTGCTCCTGCTGCTTGGTCTGCATCGGAGGCGCGGCCATGTCGGCCTGACCCATCTGCGGGGATGGCTCTGGGCCGAGCTTGATGTAGTCCTCAGCGCTGTCATCCCCGATGATTCTCACAACCCGCTCGGTGTCGTACACCTGCGGGATCATGTCGATCATGATCTCCCAGGTGAACTGCTTGGCCTTGGCGAAGTTGTCCAGGAACTCATAGCTCCCAAGATCCCCCTTGCGCTGCTCGGCAATGATCGCCTTGCCACTACGAGGCTGGCCGTCCTGAATGCCTAAGCTCGGATCGTAGTAGCCGGTCGTGGCTTTGATGTCCTCGGCATCCTGCGCAGCCAGCGAGATCATCGCTTGAGGAACATCAGGTGGTGGCGCCCGTTCTGGCTTTACGGTCGGCGAATCCTTGTCCACGTCGTACATCAAGTACGGGCGGTTGACTGCATTCGCCTGATTCCATTGGTCCTCATAGCCCTTGACCATCTTCGCCGTGACGATGTACGGGGCTCGCGGAGTAAGAGCAGCAAGCTCAACCATCGTGGAGCGGTGGTAGTTGTAGCTGCGCTGCGAGTCCTTGGCGTGGCGAATGACGGACTGGAACTGCAGCTTGCCCTCGATATTCAGGAAACGACCAGGCAGGCGAACGACTGGGATGTATTTCCACTTGTACTCAATCGGTCCTTCGAGGATCTGTGCCCCGTCCGTCTTCCACCACGTAACGGTCCAGTCTTTGGTTTCCCGAACGCTCTGTATGGTCGGGATTGCATCGCCCAGTTCCTGTGCCATGGCGGCAAGCAGCTGCTCGTTCTTCCTCGCATCGGCGTTGTAGTCGATGACTTTGCCATTCGAGAGCAGCGCGATCTTCTTGCGCTTGAAGGTCTTCTTGAAATACTCAGCTACCCGAATCTGCTTATCAGTCGCCCAGCCACGCTGATCGCGCGATACGTCAACCGAGATCGGCTCAACGCCGGGGTACATCTCCCGGAACACGTCCCGGTCGATACGCTCTGCAACAATCGCCCAGTTCGCATCGCGTCCAGTGGGATCGGTTGCAGCAGGGTCGAAGTACACCGTGAACGGATTGGGGATGTTCTTGATCCGCAGCTCCTGATCGAAGCTGTCCTCGCTCACGTACTCAGGAAGGACTCTCCACGCACCCCATCCACCTGCAACGGCATACTTGAACTGCATGTCGTAGGTGGACTCTGCATCAGAGCAAGCCTCGATGTTGCGGCACAGGCCAGATAGCACCTCAGCCTTCTTCGCGCTGGCCTGCTTGTTCGTGGCCCTGACCTTGCAGGCTGGCTTGACCTGGCGCTGATCGCCAATGATCTGATTCACCACGCCGACAACGCGGTTGTAGCTGTAGCACGGCCGACCCTTGCGGCGCGTCAGTGTTGGGCCGTCCCACTGCTCACCGAGCACGTAGCAGAAACGCAAGTCCTCCGCCATCTGCCGGCGGTTCTCGCTGTCCGCCCCTTCGGCTAGGGAATAGCGCTGCTTGATCTCTGCGAGCAGATCTTGCTCAGGCGTGCCGGCGGCGGATTTCTTGCGGGCCATCAGCGATCCCACCGCATGTACGAGCCTTTCGCGCGCTCGACGCAGGAAATAATCCCGTCAGCATCTCCAGCGGCTCGAAACTTCTCACGCTTGCTGCCGTCAGGATTGACTACGGTCCAGCATACAAACATGGCCGCTATCGGCAATCCATCAGCTGCGATCTGTGAATGCGCATCGTACAGCGCGTCATCCGCAGTCCATTTCGAGGCATCGCTTGACTTGCTGCTGCGCCTGTCGCGCAGACCGAAGCCATCAGGCTTGGGGATGACCCGCAGTGCCATCTACGCAAATTCACTCGGAAAGAACTCAGGCTCGGTGCGCCTTACAGGCTTTGTGGCAGCTACTGCCATCCCAGATACTACCGCGTACCGCAATGCGTCCATGGCGTGATCGTTCTTCTTCACCACGCGGCCCTTTTCATCGCGGCGGTAGATGCGGTACTCGGCCATGGTGTTCTGCAACGTCTTGAAGATCTTGAGCCGGCCACCTGATAGGCGCTCCCAGAGCTGGAATAGTCCTGCTTCTACTGCATTGTCAGCCTCTGACAACGACAGCCCTAGATCGCGATAATCGGTTAAAAGCTGCGTGCCGTCAACTTGGCCTCGGCCCCTTGCAGCAGGGTCGATGACGCCGGGTATCCAGTCTCCCCGTGCCTTGATGGCTGATGCGTGCACCGAAGGCTCGGCCTGTCCCCGGTAATGCTCTGCATAGGCATAGACGGTCTGCGACTCCCGGTCGTGCGCCAGCCAGATAGCGGCGGTCTTGTTCCAGCCCACGTCCAGGCCGTACACGCGCGGCCAGTGCTCTGGGATCTCGAACGGGTCGCAGGTGATCTCGCTCTCTGGCACAGGAAAGATCGCGCCGGCTCCCAGCTGAGGAATGCCCTTGGACCTTGCGTCACGCTGGAATGGCGGGATGCTGTTCCACAGCGCCTCTTTCTGGTCTGCTGACAAGTGAGGCACGTCATCCCAGGTGCAGCTGGTGACGTGCTTGTGAGGGTCGGTTTCTTCGAGAGACCCGTTCGGCATGAACGCCAGCACGGTCTCCGACAGGCCCAGCAAGGGAGTGAATGTGCACAGCATCATGCCGTTGGTGGTCATGGTGCGAAGCAGACACTCGACGTAGATGCCCAGGTCCGGTTCCTCGTCCAGCCAGATCAGGTCCTGCTCGGTGCCCTGAAAGACCTCCCGGCCCTGATCGTAGCTCTTGAACTGCAGCACGCTCATGCCACCGGAGACGTGCTTGACGTACACTGCCTCTATGGCATCAGCTACACCGGGCTTTGCGGTGGTGCGGTCGATGGTTTCACGTGGAACAAGCCCAGTTCCGAACTCGCCCACCGGTCCCATGAGCTTGCCCTGCAGGATGTCCCGGACGGTCTTGGCCGTGTCTCCCGCGCACCATGCCTGTATCGGCCGGTCGAAGGTTCTGCCCTCCCACCATGACGGATACTGCCCGGTCAGGTGTAGCGCGGTCTCGTAGCCTCCAACGCCCTCGGTCTTGCCGACCCGGTTGGCGGCGAGCATCAGCCGCTCCCGATGCGTAGCTCCAGCCCGGAAGAACTCCAGATGCTTCGGGTACAGCTCCCTGCGTAGCGGCCCCTCGTCTGGGTAGTACGTCAGGAGCTTGCGGCCCTTAATGCGTCGCTGCTTTTCCTCCAGCAGCTCCAGCAGCTCCAGCTTCTCGGAGCGCGTTAAGCCGCTGATCCAGCTCGGCGTCGGGCAGTTCGTGGGTGATGTTTGCATTCAGTTCGAGCGACTGCGCGTGCTTGCCGTCCAATCGGTTGGCGATCTCCTGCCACGCATCCTTGTCCCCGTTAATCGCCAGACTGACCACCTTGTCCGCGATGGGGTCCAGGCCCGCTTCAAAGCCTTTACCAGCCGATATGCGAGCCAAGGCTCGGGTCAGCGCGTTCTCCCATCGCTTCGCCTTACGTCCGTTCTGATTGCCTTTGGGTGCGCCTGCCATTGGTGCAATGATAAGTTACTGTTTGGGCAGCGATTTAACTTCAAGCCGCAGCGATTCAACCCACGCAGGAAAGACTTCCT